GGGCCTGGTGGTCTCTGTACGAGCTGGACATCCTGATCGACCTCCTGGTGATCAACGCCCTGAACGCGATCTGCGCTGGCTGGTTCGAGCCAACGGCGGTGGCCGCGGGCACCATGGTCAGCGCCTGCCTCCTCCTCGTCGCGTGGGGCATCCTCAGCGCGGTCGCCGACTTCAAGCGCAAGACCCAGCGCGAGCACGAGTTCGAGCACCTGTTCGACGGCCGCGAGACGCCGCCGATGCCCGAAGGCGTGCAGGCTGAGCTGGACCGCATCGCGTGGTTGCAACGCCAGTTCGACCGGATCGACCGCGAGCGGGACGACAACTGGTGACGGGACAGCCGAAGGTGACCGACGCCGCCAAGCTCCTGTGGCGAGCTGCTCGGCTGATCGAGGAGACGGCCGCGGGCCTCGAATCCGCAGACGCGCCATCCGACGTGGAACGGGAGTGGCTCGCGGACTACCGACGGATCGTCGAGCAGGGCAAGGCAAGGCGAAGGAGATGATCATGCGTGGGTGGCCACAGACGCGAGGCAGACGAGGACACCGCCATCCGGCGGGCCGGCTGGACCGGATTCATCCTGGGCGTGACGTTCGTGCTCCTGATCATTGGAGCAGTGCAGGCCTGGAACTGGCTGTAGACCTCGCCGCCACGTACCGGATCGTGCGCCTGTTCCAGACGGACACGATCTTCGAGAAGCAGCGCGAGGACTTGATCATCAAGTACGGGGATCGCAAGGCCGCGGAGCTGATCACGTGCCCCTGGTGCCTGAGCATCTGGGTCGGGATGGGGGTTGCGATCGCCCGCGCCGTGGCCCCGCGCATCTGGGGCATCGCCGCCGCCGGTCTGGCATCCTCAGCTGGAGCCGGGGTGATCACGGGCCTGGTGGATCGGATGGAACACGCTGACACTAGGGAGTGATCGTTAAATGCCTCTCTGGAGTCGACGCAAGGACCGGACGCCCATCACCGCGTCCGGGCGGGTCATCGACCTGCACGACCGGGAGACCATCGCCACCCTCTCCGCCACCCGCATGGCCTGGCAGGCACTCGCCTGGAACTACCGGAACTCGATCGGCGAGCTTGGCGGCGCCCTGCGGATGAAGGGCCAGCTCATCGCCAAGGTCCAGTTCACCGCGGCGGCCGTCGTGCCGGATGCCGACGAGCCCAAGGTGCTCACCGGCGAGCCGGACCAGGACAAGGACGAAGACGGCCACCCGTACGTCGATGAGCGCATCGCCGCCGCCGCCGTCGACTGCGCCCAGCGGCTTCCCTGGGAGGACGGCTACGGATTCATCGGCCGGATGGTCCAGGGGTTCGACGTGGCCGGCGAGTGCTGGCTGCACATGCGCAAGGACCAGTTCGGCGACGAGCGGTGGACGGTGCGCTCCACGAGCGAGGTCGTGCCGTCCGTCGGCGGGGGACTGGGGATCATCGAGGTGCCGGGCCGGGGCGCTCGCGAGGTGAAGCCGGACTCCGGCGAAGTGCTGATCCGGCTGTGGGTCCCGCATCCTGAGTACGACGAGCTGGCCGACTCCGCGCTCAGGGCCCTGCTCGACGTGTGCGAGGAGATCGTGCTGGCCGGCCGGGAGATTCGCGCCGCGAGCCTGAGCCGCATTGCCTCGAACGGCATCCTGTTCATCCCGTCGGGCTGCTCGATGGTCCGCGACGGCGAGCCCACCGCGACGCCGGAGAACGACTCCTTCCTGTCCGGCTTCACCACGGCCGCGACACAGCCGATCAACAACGAGGGCCACCCGTCCGCCGTGGTGCCGATCCTGATCCAGGGTGAGGCTGAGGACGGCAAGGAGATCCGGCACATCCCGTTCGTCCGGGAGACCGACGACGAGTTGATGAACCGGCTCTCGCGCAACCTGGACCGCGTCGGCGACAGCATCGACCTGCCGAGTCAGGCCATGCGGGGCATCCAGGACGCCAACCACTGGACGGCGTGGCTGATCGACGCCCAGGCCTTCAAGAACCACCTTGAGCCGACGTGCCGGCTGATCGTCGACTCGCTGACGAACTCCTGGTACCGCCGCATGCTGATGCTGTCGGTGGACGACGGTGGCTACGGGCTGACCAAGGAGGAGGCCAAGAGCGTCCGGCTGTGGTACGCCGCGGGCAACCTGACGGAGAACGCGAACCGCTCGCAGGACGCTGACCAGGCGATGGACCGGGGCGCGATCTCCTTCAAGGCCTACCGCACGGCGAAGGGCTTCGGCGAGGACGACGCCCCGCAGGAAGAAGACCTGCAGCAGATCATGATGATCAAGGCGACGAGGCCGGACCCGAACACGCTGACCCAGATCGCCGCGGAGCTGCTCGGGGTGAAGGCGATCATCCCGAACAACGATCGCATCCTGGACTCCAACGGCAACCCCATCCAGCCGCCCGCCGCTCCCGGCACGCCGCCGGTCATCACCTCCGCGCCGGTCAAGCAGGTCGGCCCAGGTCAGGCCGCGCCGCCCCAGGGAACGCCCCAGGCGGCACCGCCCGGCGCCAGGGTCGCGAGTGCGGCAGGTCCGCAGGGAGTACTCGATTCAGTAAAGATCATCACGGGCGACCGCCTGGCCGACCTCGATCACGACCTCATCGAGCGCATCCGGGCGACCGCCGAAGCTGACCTTCAGCGGGCCCTGGAGAAGGCGGGGGCCAAGATCAAGGCCCAGGTCCAGGGCCGGAAGTTCACCGCCCTGGCCGCGGAGCTGAAGGACGTTCCGCCCGCACTGGCCGGCCGGACCCTGGGTCAGGTGCGCGTCACCGAGCTGGGGCTCACTGAAGACGTGCTGCTCACGCTGGCCTTCTCCTACCTGGCCAGCAAGTTCGCCCAGTGGTCGGCGGCCACGATCAAGGCCTCGGTGAAGACGGTCGCCGGCATGGTCGGCCTGCCGCTTACCGCGGTGGCCGCGCTCACCCAGGCCATGACCGACCGCATCCCCGCGGCGTGGAAGAAGCTTGAAGGCACGCTCCGCTCGCGCGCTACGGACGCCATGTACGGCCGCCACGGCGACCAGCTCCGCGGCGAGGTGCCGGACTCGGTGATCCTGCCGGGCGACATCCGCGAGGCGCTGGCCGAAATCGGCGGCCCGCACGCCGGGCCGGGAGGGATCGCCCTCGGTGGTGACCTGCTCCGCGCCGTCGACACCCACGCGGAGCGGATCGGGTTCACCTGGCGCTACGGCATCACGCCGAGGTCCAACGCCTTCGAGCCTCACCTGAACCTGGCCGGACGCAAGTTCGAGGGGTTCGAGGATCCGGCCCTGATCTCCCCGCCGGCGGCCGAATGGGTAGGGACGCACCTCAAGCCCGGCGACCACGCGGGCTGCATGTGCGACACCGTGTACGCCTGGGCGCTGGACGATGCCGACGACATCGCGCTGATGGCCGACCTGCCGGATTCCCCGGCGGCGCACGCCGATCGCGTGCTGGCCGGGCTCGACGAAGCAGCCGGCCGGACGGGCACGTGGAGCCAGCGCACCACCGCGGAGCGGGACCGTATCGTCGAGGTCCAGCGGGCTTGGATCGAGCGAAGGGCACCCCGGTGACCGCAGAGAACGAGCAGACCGGCGGCATGATCGCCCTGATCCCGGACAACCCGGGCCGCTACACGGTGCCCGGCGGCGACCCGGCCGGCGAGATGCACTGCACGCTGTGCTTCCTCGGGGACGACGTGGCCGACCTGCCGCCGGTCATGGTCGACACGCTGAAGAGTCAGGTGGCCGCGCTCGCGCTCAACCGCGGGCCGCTGTCGGTGCGCATCCTCGGTACGGCCATCTGGAACCGCGACGGCGGACCCACCGGCGCCTTCAAGCCCGCCACGGTGACCGCGCTCCAGCCCGGTGACCATGACGGCGACGAGGACGACCAGCTCGACATGCTGGCCAGCCGCGCCGCGGGGCTCGCTGCCGACGCGCTGGGCGCGCTCTACCCCGAGCAGCACGAGCCGTACCTCCCGCACATCACCGCCGGGTTCGACCTGGACCCGGGCGTGCTGCCGACGGCCGACGGAGAAGCATCGTTCTCCACGATCCGGCTCGCACTGGGCGGGCAGCACTTCGACTTCCCGCTGATCGCGAGCGACGATCACGACAGCGTCTACGCCACCGAAGGAGTGACCGAGATGGCCGAAGCCACGAAGGACCGCGAGGCCGCTACCCAGGGGTTGCCGGCGTTCTGGCCGTGCCTCGCCGTCGAAGGCATGGAGACCGCCGACGGGCGCTACCTGGAGCCGGGCACCATCGAGTTCCGCAAGCCGCCGCTGAGCGTGTTCGCCCAGACGGTCAACACGGGCAACGGAGGCCACAGCGGCGCCGAAGTCGTCGGCAAGATCAACGAGCTGTGGAAGATCCCCGGCGAGGAGTTCGTCTCCAAGCAGACCGGCGAGCCGCTGCCGAAGGGCACCTTCGTGTGGCAGGGCCGCGGTGAGGTCGACGGCGACAGCAAGGGCGGCGACTACGCCCGGCGCGGCTACCTCACCGGCAACTCGGTGGACCTGTCGGAGGGCGATTTCACCGACGACGTGACCTACGCCGAGGACGGCACCGAGTCCCACCGCGTCACCGTCTCGAACGCGAAGATCGCGGCCACCACGCTGTGCGCCATCCCCGCCTTCCCCGACGGCTACGTGGAGATCGACGGCGAGCGGCCGACCATCGCCGCCGACGACGAGGTGCCGGAGGACCAGCGCACGCCCGAAGGCCTCGCGGCGTACCTGCTCCAGCACGGCGTCCAGGCGGTCACCGCGTCCATCGCCATCCCCGAGTACGGCGACACCTGCTCTCCGTGCCTGGCCGGCGAGATGGCGCTGCCGCCCGCGTTCCTGAAGAACGCCAAGAAGAAGAAGGCCGACCCCGAGGACGCCGCGGACGGTGGCGCCGACGAGGCAGACGAGAACGCCGACGGCACGAAGAAGAAGGCGAAGCCCGCGTTCCTGAAGAAGAAGGGGCTCGCCGACCTGCCGCCGCTCGACTGGTTCACCGACCCCGGGCTGAGCGAGCCCACGCCGCTGACCTTCACCGACGACGGCCGCGTGTTCGGCCACATCGCCACCTGGAACACGTGCCACATCGGCGTGTCCAAGCGCTGCACCCCGCCGCCGAAGTCGGCATCCGACTACGCCTACTTCAACACGGGCGCGATGCGCGTAGCCGACGGCGATGAGGTGCGCACCGTGGGCGTGGGGCACCTGACCATGAACACCGGCCACGCGAGCCTGTCGGCCAGCGTCGACGAGACGACCAGCCACTACGACAACACGGGCACCGTGGCCGCCGACCTGGCCGCCGGCGAGGACCGGCACGGCATCTGGGTGGCCGGCCGGGTTCGCCCTGAGCTGTCCGAGGTCGACCTGACGAAGCTGATGGCCGCGCCGCCGTCCGGCGACTGGCGCGGGGTGGGCGGTCGCCTGGAGATGGTGGGCGTGCTCGCGGTCAACGTGCCCGGCTACCCGGTACCGCGGGCTCGCGTCGCGTCCGGCGTTGGCCAGGTGGCGCTCGTCGCGGCCGGTGCCACCCGCCCCGCCGCGGAGTTCGGGCCGGACGGCATGGACCTGAAGGCCTTCGCGAAGATGGTCGCCGCGGAGCTGAGCAACCTCCTTGGTGACTGGGCCCGCACGCCGGAGGACGCGCCGGACAAGCTGGCCGCGGAGCAGGAAGCGCTCAGCCTGGAGATCATCCAGGGAGGCCTGCTCGACGAGGTGGTGCGCCCTTTCCCGCCGGCTTCGAGTGGGACGGCGGGCTGACCGAGTTCAACTGGGTCGACGACGTGGGCGGCCTGCCCAGCTTCATCAAGCGGATCAAGGTCCACTTGGAGGAGAAGGGCATGCCCACCTCGCGCGCCATTGCCACCGCGGTCAACGTCGTGAAGCGCATGTGCGCGACGGGGGACACGAACTTCCCGGGCAAGCAGAACGTCAACGCCGGATCGCGGGCGGAGGCTTGCGCCGCGGTCGCCGACTGGGAAGCGAAGAAGGCCAGAGCCCACGCGAAGTAAAGGGGGCTGACGTGGTCGGCACGCATCCGTACATCGCCGGTCGCTGGCAGCAGTCCCTGGCGCTGACCGTCGGCCAGCTGGTTGTGGCCGTCATGAACGTTTTCCCCGGCCTGGCCTACCCGCGTAACCCGCTCACCACGAAGGTGGTGCTCCAGCTCGCGGCCGTCGGGCCTATCTGGATCATCTGGTTCGGGCTGACCGGCCTGTTCCTTGTCTCCGCGCTGTGGACGCGCAAGCTCCTGCACCTCGCCCACCTCGCGACCGGATCGGCCTGGTTCGGTTTCGCGTTCGTGCTGGAGGTCGGGGCCTGGGCCAATGGGGGAACGCACATTCTCCCCGTGGTGTGCTGCTCGCTGGCCGCCGTCCATTGGATCTTGGCCGCGAGCTACTCGCGCGACGTGAAACCGAAGGGGGACCGGTGAACCTAGCGCTCCTGGGTGGCCTGGGATCGATCACCCTGACCGTGGTGACCTACGTGGTCGGCGCCTTGGCCCTGCGCTCCCGGCGCAAGGACAAGGAGGCCATCGACGCCCGTGAGGCCTCTGAGCTGGGTATTGTCATGCTCCAGTGGAGCCACAAGGTCCGACGGCTGGCTGCCACGAACGGCTGGGACCAGGACCCCGCTTGGCCGGCACTCCCGGCACAGGCAACGGTGGATTACCTCCGCGGCCAGGTGTCGACATCGGACAACCGCGAGCTGGAGCATCTGCTGGAGATCGCCCAGAAGCTGAAGCAGGGTGACGTGAAATGACCGTGCTCGACGATCTTCCCCGGACCGACCACCAGCCGGCCAAGAAGCGGCCGCCGTCGACGGTGGTGCTCGCGGTCATCGCGATCGTGGGCATGCTGGCCATGGCCGGCGTGTTCATCGCGGTGATCCTGACCGGCCAGTCTGCGCAGAACGAGACCGCCGCGGTGAAGCAGGACACGGCGCCCGCGGTGCTGACCCTGGACCAGCTGTGCAAGCGCCAGGATCAGCTCGGGGCGGACCTGCGCGCCATCCCGAACGCCTGTTCGACGACCGTCGACAAGGCGAAGCAGGCCGTGCAGGGCGAGCCCGCACCGGTGGTGGGCGGCAGCTCCGGCCTGGACCGGGACCAGGTGGTGGCCCTGGTGAATTCGCAGATCGCGGGCAAGGCGGTCACCGTGAACGAGGTGATGGACCTGGTGGCCCAGGTGTACGCCGCCCATCCCCCGGCCGCCGGGAAGGATGCCCCGGCCCCGACCGCGGAGCAGGTGCTCGCTGCCGTCACCGCGGTGTGCGGGAGCGCGCGGTGCCAGGGCCCAAAAGGTGACCAGGGGGAGCCGGGCGCAAACGCCACCGACGAGCAGGTGCGCGCCCAGGTCGCCTCGTACTGCGGAGACCAGGCGGACGGCACGTGCAAGGGCGCCACGGGAGCGAAGGGCGACCAGGGCGTACCGGGCGCCGATGGGCGAAGCGTGACCGGCCAGGAGTTCGTGTGGACCGCGGACGGCAGCGCGTGCCAGTCCGTCGTCCACTACTCGACGGGGCCGGACTCGTTGAGCGCCGCCGGGGATGCGGCGTGCGACCCGGCGTCGCGACCGACCGTGGCGCCGCCGACGAGCTAGGATGGCTCGCGCGAGAGGTTGAAGTAACCGGTACGACAGAAGGCCCCCGGTCTCCCCGGGGGCCTTCTGCTTGATGCGACACAAACGCGACAGATCTACGGCAGAGCGATCAGGTAGACGGCCCGGGTGTGGTTCTCGTCGTCCTTGGTCCCGGCGTTGAGCGGGTGCATCAGGACCACGGCTTCGATGTCCTTGGCGTCCGGCTTCGGGTCGTTGATGTCCATGTTCGGGTCAAGCGGACCGGACAGGAAGACGACGGGGTAATCGCTGCCGACCAGCGCCCGGACCTCGTCGAGCTTCTTGGTCAGCTGTCCAACGGTGAGAGCCACGGCGGGCCCCTTTCGATAGAGCGCGGGGGCGACCGGTTGGCCGCCCCCGAGGATCAGGCGTTCGAGTGGCCAACCATGTTGGCGTCGACGAGAGTCAGGGCAGCGGGGAGCACGTTCCGGGCTGCCAGACCGCTCACGAGCCGGACCCAAACCTGGCCGACCTGGTCGACGGACCACTGAACCGTCTCGTCGTCCACGGTGACCACGTCATCGATCTCGAAGATCCGGATTCCCTGCTCGTTTGCGTACATGGGATGCCCTCCGCGGCTGGTCGACTTGGTGACCACGCCAATGTATCCCCCCATAATGGGGGGTGTCAAGCGAATGGCATGAAGAAGGCCCGGGGTGCACTCCTGAACCCCGGGCCCTCGCTGGTGACTCCCACCGCGGGCAGATTAGCTCGTCGCTGCCGGAGTTTCCTCGGTCGACTCGCTGTCGTCCTTCTTCGAAGCCGGCTTACGCGCTGCCTTCTTCGGCTCGTCGTCCTCGTCATCGGAGACGAAGCCCTCCGGCGCCGTCATCTTCAGCCGCGCGAGGCCCTGCTCGAAGTGCTGAATGGCGCCCTGGACGCCGGGCTCCGACGAGTCCCACCACTTGTCGATGACCGCGGCTACGCCGATCATCGCGTTGGACAGCTTCCCCATGGCAGTGCCGTTCTGGCCGCGCGTGGCGGCGAATCGCTTGGCCGTGTCAGCCATGGCATACTCCTTGTCTCTCCCCCTAATCTGGGGGTACGATTGACCAACCTGTACCGCACCCCCTGGAAGGGGCCTCATGCTCCCGATCATCACCATCGGCTTGTCACCGGCCGGCCGCGACGTGGTTGAGCGTATCGCCGGTGGCCGCGAGGTGACGCACTACGAGTCCGCGGATGACGCCGCTCAGTACCTGCTCACCGACCAGACCGGCGATCCCGGCGCGGTCATCCCGCTGGAGCCAAACGGCACCGACTACCGCGCGCACATCGTCTACGGCGACGACAGCTACGGCCCCGTTGTGACCGCAACCATCGGCAGCACCGCCGTCACCCACATTCCCGTCTCCGGCATGGTCTCCCTGATCACCGACTCGATGGGCGACAACCTCTACGGATCGCGGCGCGTCGTCGGCGGCACCCCCGAGAGCCGTCAGGTCCAGACCTTGGCCGCCCAGGCGATGTCCCTCCTGCATCCCCAGATGCTGCTCGTCGTCGACCAGCTCCCCACCTCGCGTGGCTGGGAGGCTGCCGCCGTGCGCATGCTGGAGAGCGCGGAGGAGCGCGTGTTCACCGAGCTGCCGCCGATCGACCCGGCCGCCGGTGCTGACGCCGCCCGCGAGATGGCCCGTCTCGGCACCCTGGTGGACCGCGGGGAGGCGCGCCCCGGCTTCTTCGAGGACCAGGACCGCGCGCGGCGTGGCGGCCGGTGAGCGGCGTCAGGGCCTCGACGCACGGCGGCTCTTTCATCCCGCTGGTCGGCCCAGAAGCGGAGATCGTGCGCATCCTCCAGGGCAACTACGAGGCGAGCGAGGATCTCGGCGACGGCAACAGCGTGGTGCTCGACGAGGAGAACGCCGCGCGCGAGATCGTCGCCCTGTTCCGGGAGCAGTACGGGGTGGAGGCGTGAGGAAGCTGGAGGTCCACCTCGTCGGCGAGTACGACTACCGGACTGGCGTTCAGCTCCGGATCGGCCACGTGGCGTTCCCGGGCGTAGTCGAGGGTGGCGGCGACCTGGTCACGAGTGATCTCTCCGACCTGACCGAGGTTCAGCTGGCTCATCTCGCCGTCGAGTTCGACGACCTGGCGCGCAAGATGCGCACGATGGCACGGGAGAAGGCATGACCTGGGCAGACGGACCGCTTCTCGCATTCGACCTGGAGACCACGGGGGCCGACCCCGAGTCGGCGCGCATCGTGCAGGCCGCGCTCTGCTACATCGTCCCGGGCAAGAAGGTCATCGAGCGCGTGCTCCTGGCCGACCCCGGCGTGGAGATCCCGGCGGATGCGACCGCCGTGCACGGGATCTCGACGGAGCAGGCGCGCGCCAAGGGCGCACCACTGCACGAGGTCGTCGAGGAGATCGCGGCCACGATCAGGATCTCCTGGCGCGAGGGCCACCCGCTGATCGCCTACAACGCCGTGTACGACCTGACGGTGCTGGACCGCGAGATCGCGCGGATCGGCGGTTTACCGCTGGCCGTCGGCCCCGTCGTCGACCCGTTCGTGATCGACAAGAAGCACGACCGGTACCGCAAGGGCTCGCGCAAGCTGATCGACACGTGTGCCCACTACGGGATCACGCTGTCCGAAGAGGATGCACACGGCGCCGCCGCCGACGCGATGGCTGCCGCCCGACTGGCCTGGAAGCTTTCCCGGGCCTACCCGGTCGTCGGCGACTTGGGTTTGCAGGAGCTGCACACGCTCCAGATCGCCTGGGCCAAGTCGCAGGCCTCGGGGCTCGCCGCCTACTTCGAGCGTCAGGGCAATGCTGACGCTGCCGCGGATTGCCGCCGCCGCATGTGGCCGCTCACCCCCGCGTACGTGCCGTCCGACGAGGGTTCGGAAGGGGTGCTGTTCTGACGGCCGCCGTTGGATGGAACCAGCACGGGTACTGGGTCGGGCCGGCTGAGGACGAGCCCACCCAGGGTCGGCCGCCGCGGGCGCGGTGCGGCGGTCCGAGGTTGTGCGGCGTGTGCGGGCCCACCGTGGCCACGTCCCCGCCGCGGGCCGACGGGATGAAGGTCGCGCCGTGCAGCTTCTGCCACGAGCCGATCATCTGGGCTCAGACCCAGCCGAACCCGCGGGCTCGCACGGCGGCGAAGCGCGCGGAGGTCAAGCTCGTGCCGTTCGACTCGGAGCCGGACAGCCACGGCAAGTGGGCGCTGACGCCGTCCGCGGCGGGCGACCGGCCGACGTGCGGAGAGATGGCTTACGGCATGGCCGCGGGCTGGCGCGCCGCCGGTCGGCCGACGTTCCAGCGCCACGTGAAGACGTGCCCCCAGGTCTCGAAGTGGCCGAAGGGTGAATACCTGGTAGCTCTGCGAGAGAAGGGGAAGTCATGATCGATTCGACGCTTGAGGGCTTCGACGAGCTGAGGAAGCTGGAGAACAACGGCATCTCCACCGACACGATGTCGATGGCCGTGCACGAGCTGGGGCACGCGATCGTCGCGCGCGAGGCCGGGCTCACGCCGGTGAAGCTCGTCATCCGACAGTTCTGGAGCCCGGACGGCTACTGCGAGATCAAGGAGGGCGGCGCCCAGGGCGACGACCAGGCTCGCGGCCTGCTCCAGGTCTACGTGGCCGGCATCGAGGCAGAGAACCTGTGGACGGCGGAGGTGGGCCTGCCCGCGGTGGTCGGCAGCGACGCCTACGACCGGGAGGCCTACAAGAACTTCTGCGACGAGCACGAATTCGTCTACGACGACGGCGAGGCCCGGTCGGCTGCCATCGCCATCCTCTCCAACGAGGTCGCCTGGCGAGAGCTGAAGGAACTGGCGACGGAGCTGGCGATGCAGGGACGCATGAGCGGATCGGCGCTGTGATCGACGATCCGCCGGTCGACCTCGCGGACCGCGTGTTCCTCGCGATGGAGCAGCACCTCGACGCCGTGTCGGCGTGGGAGAACGAGGGTGGCGCGGCTATCCTGAGTGGACCGCATCAGCGGTAGCTTCCGCAGAAGCGCAAAGAAAAGCCCGTCGTGCGAGCACACGGCGGGTTTTCTCTTGTCTCCCCCCAAGATGGGGGGTAAGATCGGCCCTATGAACTTCGAATTCGACCGGCCGGCAGAGCGCGACCTGCCCATCATCATCAGCCGGATGGCGGTCGGCACCTGGCATCACTACGGCTGGGAGGGCAACACCTTCCTGGAGGTCCAGCGCACCGGCTGGGGGTTCAGCCTCTCCGCGAGCCGCACGGACGGCGTGGCGCTCTGGTACGCGGGGGTCCGCCGGAGCGGCATGGAGTACCGGATCAACGACCACGGCGCCGTCGGCGGCAGCGAGATCTCCGAGGACTACGTCTCCGGGTTGATCACCGCGCTGACCTTCGCTCTGAAGCGGCTGCACCGCGGCGTGTCGGTCATCGCCCGCGACGCCCTGAACGAGTCCGCCGGAGTGTGAGCTTGACTCCCCCCATCTTGGGGGGATAGATTGGCATGACACCGATCGAAAGAGGCTCACCATGCAGATGATCCAGCCCCTCACCCGCGAAGAGGTCCAGCACCGGACCGACATGGCGGAGAACCTCCAGAACTCGACGCTGATCGAGCTTCGCAAGGCCGCTGCCCAGTACGTCGCCCACGAGGACATGGACCTGGCCAGCGCCGCTCAGGTGACGTGCGAGCTGGGCCGCCGGGGCGAGTGGCAGCACGCGCTGGCCTACGGCCTGCCGACGCCGGGTATCGAGGCCGCCAAGCTGTTCGCGGACGAGCCCTTCGAGCGCCTCCAGCGGATGGAAGACAGCTGGCCGAAGTCCGGCAGCGCGAGCGACAAGGTTTCCGCCGCCGTGTGGGCCCTGCGCGCGGAGATGTCGCTCCGCCGGGTCGAGGCCGCGACCAGCTCCCTGATCGCCTCCGTGATCCTCTGACCCGCCCCCCCGCCGCACTCCTACCCGAAGGTGATCGCGTGCCCGGATCATTCTGTGTCCGATGCGGACGCCCCGTGCTGATCGACTTCTTCAGCTGCCAGGGCGGCTCCAGCTACGGCTACGACCAGGCCGGGTTCTGTGTCGTCGGCGTGGACAAGGACCCTCAGCCGCTCTTCCCGTTCGAGTTCGTCCAGGCCGACGCGCTCGACGACTTCGAGGCGCTGATCGAGGCCTACAAACCCTGGGCCGTCGTCGGCTCGCCGCCGTGCCAATCCCGCTCCCCGCTCCAGAAGCGCACCCGCCGCGACTACCCCGAGCTGGTGCCGCCGTTCCGCCGGAAGCTGCTCGCGTCCGGCCTGCCGTACGTGATCGAAAACGTCGAGGCGCGCCCGGACAACCCCGAGGCTGAGCTGATCGACCCGATCATGCTGTGCGGTTCGATGTTCGACCCGGCGCCGATCGTGGACGGGCTCCTGCTCAAGCGACACCGGCTGTTCGAGTCCGGCGGCGGCTTCGAGCTGGAGCCGCTCGTCGACGACTCGTGCCGCAAGCGCACCGGCGTCGAGTGGCGCGCCACGATCAACGTCCACGGGGGGGGCGCCTACCGCGAGAAGCGTCGTTCGGACGGCTCGCGTGACGGCCACGGGAACAAGGCCAGCAACGAAGAGGCCAAGGCGCTGCTCGGGATCGACTGGATGACCCAGAAGGGCATGAACGAGTCCATCCCGCCGCGGTACGCCGCGTACGTCGGGCGGCAGCTGATCGCCCACCTGAACTTGGCCCGCGCGGTCGCGTGAGCCACAACCGAGAGGAAGTCACGATGCCTGCCCACTCACCACCGGATGGCCGGTACGAGGTACAGCCCGTGCTCGATGGCGACGGCTGGGTCATGGTGGTCGCTCTGTTCGCCACCTTCCCGGCCCCTTCGCACGTCGCCGCGATGTTCCGTCCGGAGCACCGCGACATGGCCCAGGAGATGGCCGATCGCCTGAACGTCCGCGCGCTCGCAAAGGAGAGCTGATCGTGAAGTTGCTCGGAAAGATCAACCCCCGGGTAGAGGAAGTTCGCGCCGACGAAGTCCGTCAGGGCGACCAGCTCGCGGCGGGCGCCTTCCAGGCGTTCGCGATGGCCAACGCGCACGCCGGAGAGCGGGTTCTGGAAGTGGACGCCGAAGACGGCCTGGTCTACATCGTCGGCGCGTCGGAACCGAGTTTCGCCTGGACGCTCACCCCAGACGAGTCCGTCGCGATCGTGAAGGAGGGCTGACGTGGAGATCACCGGGGTGTTCATCAGTCCCGACCGGACCGAGCTGGCCTACACGGCGGACATGGGCGACGGCAGCGACGAGGGGCTGTTCGTCTGGCGCCCGCTCGACGGTGCCGAGACGGAGCTGACCGAGATCGACAGCTCGTGGATTCCGCTGGGCGGTGGCCGCTGATGGCCGAACTCGGACAGCTCGCGACGACGTTCGGACTCGCGGTCACGGCCGCACACGATGGCAGCCTGGGCCGCGCCGCGGAGCTTTTCGACGGCTGGACGGCAAGCGAGCTGTCCGGCGTCGCATTGACCATGGAAGACCTCGCGGACCGGCTCCGCGAGCTGGCAAAGGAGCGTTGACGTGGGATACCCGAACCCGGCTTCCGGGCCCGTGATCGAGCACGCGGGCGAAGCCCTGACCGCGGTTGTCGAAGGCAACGGCATGGCCTTTTCGGACGTGCTGCACAAGCTGAGCGTTCCCGAGCTGGAAGAGCTTTCGGAGGCCGCCCAGTTCCTGGCCGAAACCTGCGACATCGGCGTGCGAACCCGACCCAGCGACTGGGTTCCGATGGGCGGTGGGAGCTGATGGCGGGATACCCGTACCTGGGATTCGACTGGCTGACGGCCAACGCGCTTGGGGGGCTCCAGGCCGTCAGTGAGGGCGACGCGGTCATGGAGCAGGCCGCCGTGGTGAGCCTGGACATCGGCGAGTTGGAGCAGATCATCACCTGGGCGCGTCGGCTCGAAGAGATCGCCGCCAAGCGGATCGAGGAGCGCAAGGCGGAGGTGGCCAAGTGACGCACTACCCGCGGATCAACCCCGCCGACGGGTCCGGGCTGGACGGCGTCGAGATCGTCGCTGAGCGGACCAGCTTCGGGCTCAACGCCTTCGCCACGGCGGCACACGGCGTCAACCTGCGCTGGTGGCGAGACCCTGCAACCGGCGAGCCGATCGAGCGCAACAAGGCGGAGCTGATCGCGCTCATGCACTCGGAGCTGTCGGAGGCACTGGAGGGCATCCGGAAGGGCCTGCCGGACGCCCACCTTCCGCACCGGTCGGCGGAGGAGGTTGAGCTGGTGGACCTCCTGATCCGCGTGTTCGACTACGCCGGCGGATTCGGTCTCGATCTTCAGGGGGCCTTCGAGGAGAAGATGGTCTACAACGCCTATCGGCGCGACCACACCGACGAGGCCAGGCTCGCCGACGGTGGGAAGAAGTTCTGATGGCCAGCGAGAACGTAAAGCTGTGGTGGCCGTCCGTTCGGGTCCTGATGCAGCTTCGCGACGACGAGTCGGTGGACCACACGGGCATCCCGGTGACCATGATCCGTAGCGCGATGCGCGACCGGTTTAGCTCGGGTCGCACGATGAGGTCGGCTTACCGCGGGTTGGTTCTTTCCCTGAAGCGTCTCGGCATCGGCCACGTCGACCAGTCCGGCTATCTGGTCATCACGGACTGGGGCCCGATCGAAGAGGCCTTCAGCCACGCCGCGAAGACGAGCTGATGGCGGGCTCCGAGGGCAACGGCCACGGCACCGTCTCCGTGGCGCACGCCTGGTGTCCCGACGAGTTCCGCGCAGTCACGCCGGGCCCGTGGCACTGGTGGAACGTCTACAAGAACCAGGAGACGGCGGAGATGCAGGCACTCCGGAGGTCGCGCGGCTGGAAGGGACACGGCCAGTGGGAGGTCATCCCGCTGGCCGGCCAGGGTCGATCCGACCCGCCGACTCCCCCAACCGGGTGAGACTCCTTGTATCCCCCCATAATGGGGGGATACATTGGTTTTAACACCAAGTCGAGGACGCCACGGAGGCCACCATGCAGACCGCCACCAAGTACGCCAGCCTCACTGTCTCCCACCTGGAGACCGCGATCTACTGGGTTGACCTCTACGCGGAGCGGGCGCGCTGGGACGGGTTCTCCCGCGTTGCGGGCCGGGGGCGCGCCGCGCTCCGGGACCTGAAGGCTGAGCTGGCCTCCCGAACCCACTGATCTTCGGGGGCGGCCACCCGGTCGCCCCCTCATCGCACAGCGGGCGCCCCGCCGTCAGGATGCCGTCAGGCCGGACGGCGGGGCCCGCACCAAACAAGGAAGGCGGCTCGCCGTGGCCCGCTACAGCGTCATGATGCTCCGCGAGATGAGCCAGGTTGTCACCGTGGAAGCCAGCTCGATCGACGAGGCTGCCCAGCTGGCGTTTGACCAGAACAACCTGTCTGCGAACATCGGCAACGACTTCGACGACTCCGGCGAGGTGGAGATCTACAACGTCTCGGACGCCAAGGGCAACGAGGTCTGGAACATGGATACCGGCCGCGAGCTGAATCTCTGATGATCCTCGTCGCCTTCGCCTTCGGGTACGCCTTCTACCGCCTGATGGCCGTGATCCTGAAGGCCTCGTTCTGGCTGATGGCCGTGATGATCTGGGGCTGCCTCGCCTTCGGCGCCCTGGCTTTCGTGCTCCCCTGGGCGTTCATCGCCCTCGCGCTGCCCCAGCGTCGCGAAACGATCCGCGCCGCGGTGCAGGCGCTCCGGCCGCCGGAGTACATCCGCAATCCACGGATCACCGCCCGCAGATAGCGCGCGTTCGATCAAGTGCCCCGTCTACGCTCCGGCGAAGACGGGGCACTTGCGCGTTTCGGCTCCAAGCCCCTCGCGCTGGCGCTCTAAGCACCGGACGGCCCCCGTCACCGAGACGAGATGGAAGGGGCCGAACGTGGACCCGAAGCGCATTGCGGAGATCCTCGCGGATCTTGCGAACGCCAGCGAAACGGACCTTTCGGCCGCCCTGGAGGCCGTCCGTGCGAACGGCGTGGAGCTGGCCACCAACGCTCCCAGCGCGGAGAATGTGGCCGCACTGACCGCGGCTCGCGACAACGCCAAGGCGCTGTCCGCCCAGATCGTGGCGAATCGCCAGCTGGCCGCGGATCAGCAGGCCGCGCTCGCGGAGCTGGACGGTGTGCACGACCCGTCCCGCGACAACGTCCCGCACCCGGATGCCCCGGAGAACGAGGGCGCCGTGCCGACCGCCGACGACCTGGCGAAGGAAGGCGAGCCCGTCGACGACGACGCGAAGCCCGCCGCCAAGAAGACTGCTGCGAAGTCGCGCACCGCGTCGGCCGGGCTGGGCAAGCTGAACGGCGACAAGTCCCCCGAGGCAACGGCGGCGGCGGCCCAGTTCGTGAACACCAAGACGGTGGTTCGCGGCGGCGTGCCGGGCATGGAAGCGGGTACCCCGCTGACGGACGAGACCTTCCTGGAGGCCTTCGCTACCAAGATCAACGCGGCCGGTGGCAGCGGGCGCCAGGAGGTTGCCCGCGTCGAGTTCGCCTACCCGGCGGAGCGCGTCCTCGGGTCCGACCCGTCGCTGAACACCAAGCGCATCGCGGCGGCCACCGACCCGGAGACCATCGTGGCCGCCGGTGGGCTCTGCCTGCCGCCGGAGGTCAAGTACGACATCCGCGTGCTTGGCGTCACCGACCGTCCGGTGAAGGGCGCACTCAACGCCTTCCGGACCGATCGCGGTGTCATCCAGTATCGAGCGCCTTTCGACGCGCTGAGCATGTCAACCGGGCTGGGCATCTGGACCCAGGCGAACGACCAGGCGATCGTGATCCCGCCGGCCGACCCGGACACCAACGTGTACAAGAGCTGCTACGTGGTGGACTGCCCCGGCGTGCTCGAAGCGTCGATCTACTCCACGTACATGTGCCTGGAGTTCCCGAACATGACCGCGCGGTTCGACACCGAGTGGGTCAGCGCGACCACCCAGGCCGCACAGATCGCGTGGTCCCGCTTCGCGGAGAACCAGCTGCTCACCCAGCTGAACGCCGGCTCGAAGGTGCTCAAGGGCCTCGGCGGTGTCATCTCCGCGGTCGCCGACCTGCTCACCACCTACGACCGGGTGATCGCCTACTACCGCTCGCGGCACCGTCTCAACGACTCGGTGGCCCTGCGGACGATCATGCCCCAGTGGGTCGTCAACCTGCTCCGCACCGACCTCGCGCGCCGCATGACGATGGGCTCGCCGGCGGAGCTGTTCGCCATCGCTCAGGCCCAGATCGAGGCCTGGTTCTCCACACGGAACGTGAACGTCACCTGGCACCTGGACGGCCTGAACGCCGCCACCGTGAACGGCGTCTCGATCGCCCAGCAGTGGTACGCCGACAGCACTGCGGGCGCCGTGGTCCCGGCCTACCCCGCCAACGTCGACAGCTTGCTGTTCGTCGAGGGCGACTGGCTGTTCCTCGACGGCGGCACGCTGGACCTGGGCCTGGTCCGGGACTCCGAGCTGAACAAGCGGAACCGCTATCAGACGTTCATCGAGACCTTCGAGGGCGTGGCCTTCGAGGGCAAGGAGTCGCTGCGAATCGTGCTGCCGCTCCGACCGGACGGGTCCGCGGCCGGCACCAAGGCCGTTCCCGCCGGCGGCTGGACGGACGCTGCCAGCTGATGACCGCCGGAGGGCTCCCCACCCCGACGGGGGCCCTCCGGTTCATCCTGGCCCGGCCATCCGCTGAAAGGAGCGCCACGTGTACTACCAGCCGGTAGACGCGCCTCACGCTGCGGCGCAAACCTCCGCGAACCTGCTCGCGACCGCGGTCCCGCCCGCGAGCCCCGACGACCGGTGGGCCAACGGGTTCGCCTTCGCCGGCGAGACGTGCCCTCAGCTCCAGGTGTTCGCGGCCTGCGCGGACCCGGGCGACACAGACGGCACGCTGAGCGCTCCGGTCTACGTGCAGCCGTCGGCGTACCGGCTGAAGGACGTGTGCTCCACCGGCCAGCTCGGACGGGATCAGCACCTGGCGCGGCTACTCCGGCAGGCCCAGGCGGTCGCCTCGTACGCCGTGGCCCGCGAGCTGTGGACCGGCGCCGGTACAGTGGCCGACCCGTTCCCGACTCCGGCGCTCGACGGCAGCACCATGAACCCGTACCTCTCCGACGGCAACGCCACGGTGCTCACCGGCGCCACGTCCGCGCTCGACGCGCTGGGCTACCTGGAGCAGTCGGCGCGCGAGCAGACCAAGGGGCAGCAGGTCATCCTGCACGTGCCGATCCGGTACGCAACCCAGGTGGCCGCCCAGCTGCTCCGCGCGGGCAACGAGATCCGCACCTTCACCGATGCGATCGTGGTGGCCGACGCCGGCTACTCCGGGCTGGGCCCGCTCGACGGCGGCACCGCCGAAGTCCAGACGGTCACCATCGGCGGCGCTCCGACGGGCGGAACCTTCACCCTGACCGTGCCGATTGCGGGAGCGGGAACCACGGCCGCTATCGCCTTCAACGCGGCCGCTTCGGTGGTCCAGGCGGCCCTGCGCGCGCTGTCCGGCCTGGGCGGCGTCACCGTCACCGGAACCGGCCCGTACACGGTGACCTTCCCGTCCACGCTGGGCAACGTGCCCCAGATGACGGCCACCAGCTCACTGACGGGCGGCGTCACGCCTGGCGTCACGGTGGCCACCACTACTCCCGGCGTCGCGCCCGCACCCCGAGCGGGGAACTGGGCGTATGCGACCGGGCCCGTGCTCGCGCGGCTGTCCCCGGTGGTACCCACCCCGGATGACGACGCGGTCACGGTCGACCGCCGTACCAATCTCCGGACCTTGTGGGCGGACCGCATGTTCGGCGTGGCGTTCGATCCCTGCTGCCACTACGCGATCCAGTTCCCGGAACCGTGAGGAGAAACGATCATGGCTTATGACGGTGCGGGCACGCTGTTCGCGCTTGGCCTTCGCGCTACGAAGCTCGACGCGGCTGGGCTGCCCATCGTGGGCGCCCAGAACAGCTACGTCAGCGACGCCCTGGTGAAGGTTGAGGTCGGCCTGGAGTACGAGGACGCCAAGCAGGTCACCCAGCTCAACGGCACCGGCGTGGCGTGCGTCAACTACCAGGCGCCCTACACCCTGAAGCGCGGTTCCATCGCCGGGCTCCAGGTCTGCACGCCGGACCCGAACCTGCTCCAGTTCCTGATCGGCGGTGACACCATCTCGGACTCCGCCACCATCCCGAACCAGATTGGGTACCGGGCTCCGCAGACCGGCGTGGAGGAGACCCCGAACGGCGTCAGCCTGGAGTTCTGGACGCGCGCCATCATCGGCAGCTCGATGGCCGGCACGCTGCCGTACTTCCACTGGGTGCTGCCGAAGACGTTCCTGATCCCGTCGGGCTCGTGGGTCCTGGGCGGCGACTCCGCGATGCTGCCCGAGTTCGACGGCTACTCGGTCCAGAACTCGGGCTGGGGCAGTGGCCCGAACGACGACTTCACCTACCCGTCGGATCGCGTCTGGCAGTACGTCCGCGAGGCGACGCTGCCGAACATGGACGCCGGCTTCGTCCCGGTGATCGCCCAGACGTGAGCCAGCCGCTCCCGATCCCCGATGTCCCGCCCGCACAGGCCAGCACCATCCTGTGCGGGCCGTGGGCGTCTCCGAGCAACATCCCGGAGACGTTCCGGGCGAAGGCCAGCGATGACCAGTGGGTGACGATCCTGCGCATGGCCGCGGAGCAGCTCTACGAGCTGACCGGGCGGCAGTGGCGCGGCGAGGGCTGCACCGACCGGATGATCCTTCGCTCCAGGCCGTCGAACATCGGCTCCGCGCTGTGGCCGGCCGCGTGGACGTGCGGGTGCTGGTACCGGCTCGGGGGCTCGTGGGGCGGCTCGATCTACGACTCGTGGGGCTACAGCTCGGCGTGGCGCGGCGGCCACCCATCCCCGACCGCCGTCCAGCTGGAGGTGGACACCACGGCCATCACGTCCGTGGTGCTGGGCGACGCCACGGTGATCGATCCGTCGGCATACCGGCTGAGCAAGTCCGGCTGGCTGGAGCGGGTCGACGGCAAGGCCTGGTCGGTGTGCGGCGTGACCGGCCCGACGACCATCACCTACGCCAAGGGCGACAACCCGCCGATGGGCGGGATCGTCGCGTGCGTGACGCTGGCAATCGAGCTGGTGAAGTCCTGGTGCGGTGAGCAGTGCGCGATCCCCCAGAACGCCACCCAGGTCGTGCGCCAGGGAATCTCGATCACCTTGGACCCGTCGGTGTATCTGAAGGAGCGTCGTACCGGCGTCCCCGCGGTGGACACCTGGATCGAGTCGGTGAATCCCACGCTCAAGGGCGGCGGCCGGCGGACCATGCGCGCCGCTGTGTGGACGCCGGACATGCCGACCGGTACACGGATCGGTCCCCCTGCTTAAGGGGGCAAGATCCGGCTACGATGTCCGGCATGACGCTGATCAGGCCGCACGATCCCTTCTCCGGTCACGCGGAGCTGCCGCCGGACGAAGACACCAACCCTCCGCCCGCGCCCGTCGTGGAGCCCACTCCGCCTGAGCCTGCCGCCGTGGAGGAGAAGCGCCCGGCGCGCAAGGGTCGTCGGCCGCGCCGCACGCCCACCGCGGCGGAGATGGAGGCCGCGCGGGCGAAGGTGGCGCGGCGGTGAACCCCGATGTGCTGCCGAAGACGGGGCCGGATCTCGTCTCGTACGCGGAGAACATCGCGGCCTACGTCACCGACCACTTCGCGGCGAACAACGTCGCACTGCCGACGGCCCGCCGCATCGCGCCCGGCCAGCTGTCCTTGGACGCCTGGGACTGCGAACAGTTCAGCGTCGGCACCGGCGGCATCATCGACGCCGCGGGCGGCACCGGAACGACGGCGCTCCGCCCGCGGGTAGGCACCCCGGCGTCGGTGATGACCTACCGCGCGGTCAGCTACATGATCCAGATCGTGCGGTGCGCGGGCTCGTGCACCGCCGCGGGCTACCCGAGCAACGAAGAGACCGACGCTGCCGGGCGCCAGATGCTCGTGGACATGGCGCTGCTCTCCCAGGCGCTGGTGAACGTCGGCAGCGACCCGCCGGACTGGGCGCCGAAGAACGTCCCCGTCGACGTGGGGCCGGTAGCCCCGCTGGGTCCGACGGGCGCCTTCTACGCCATCGAGGCCTCCATCGCCTACTCGGTGGAGGCGCTGCTCGCGCTGCCTGATCCGGTGGTGCTGTAGTGGCCCAGCTGGTGATTAAGTCGGTGCACGGCGGCGTCAACGACGGCGAGTTCGCCCGATTCGTCAACGACCCGAACGGGCCGATCAAGCGCGACCTTCGTCGACGGGCGAACAACGTGCAGCAGTATCAGCTCCGCCGGGTTCCGCGGCGGACCGGCCGTCTCGCGGCCACCTCGCGCAAGAACGAGGGCAACAACGGATGGCGCCCGTACGTGGACGTGATCATGGGCAGGCAGGGCCAAACCGACTACCTCGGGTACATCCTGTACGGCACGCCGGCGCACGTCATCCGCGCGCGGGCGGACCGTCCGAACGCCGCCCTGCGCTTCATGTCCGGCGGCGCCGTTCGGTTTGCCCGCGAGGTCCGCCACCCGGGGACCAAACCGAACAACTTCGTCCGCGACTCCATCGCCCAGGCGGCCAGATGATGGATCGCCTCCTCGTGTCCGTCGCCGCGGGCCTGGCGGGCGCACTCTCGCTGTTTCTGCTGATCAGTTTCCTTCGAATGACCTGGAGCGTCCTCATGCCCAAGACGTACGGACCCGACACGGTTCCCGAGATCCCCGAAGTCCCCTTCTCCCTGCGCGTGG